TCTTTTGTTACTGTGACATTTCCCATTCCCTTTACTCCCCTATATTTAATACTTCTCTACTTGAGTGACTTGAGTAATAGCATTCTACAGTAGCCAGTAAGAGTTAGCCCTAGTTTCTTAGCTTTAATCTCCAGGGCTTTCTTATACTCTTCTGTAACCCTGATGTAGATTACTTCCATGTTTACCTCCTCTATATTTTCGCTATTATATTTTCGCCAGTTCCATATTTCACATCATAATTAAAGAGAGCCTTAAAAATCCTTACGGCTATATTCCTATTGGCTGCTAAGTCTGGTTCGCATACCCAAGCCCCATTCCTCTTATGTGCTAGTAGATAATTCTCCGGCATTTGCCTGATTGTTTCCGATGCTGCTTGATAAATTACTTCCATTTTCCTATCTCCTCTATATTTATTTAATCTACCACTATTATAAAGCATAATGCTAGCTTTGTCAAGTAACCACCACGCCTGACCAAAAAGTTTATTTATAAAGATTTGAGGCTATTTCATACAAGGTGAATGAATATGAAACTAACACAGAAGCAGGAGACATTCTGCTTGAAATACTTTGAATTAGGCAACGCAAGTGAGGCTGCTAGAATAGCTCTTTATTCACCCAAGACAGCCGGAGTGATAGGTAGGGAAAACTTACTTAAACCTCAAATACAAGAGAGGTTAAAGGAACTCAGGCTAAAGGTTGAAGATGCCAGCGTTGCCACGGTCTTAGAGCGCAAGCAGATACTAACAGAGATAGCCAGGGGCAACCTAATGGACTATCTGGAGGTGGGCGCTGATGGTGGCTACTTATCAATAGGCAAGGAGTCACCGAACACCAGGGCAATCAGTGAGATAACGACAAGGACCGATGAACTACAATCAGTAGTGACAAAGATAAAGCTACACTCGCCAACTCAGGCCATTGATTTACTGAACAAGATGGACAAGATATACAGCGATGTCTCTTTAGTTAATCAGGACAACCGGACAATCAACATTATAGTCATGGACCAGAGGACTAAGGACTTAATGGCCAGGGTACATGAGAGAACAGGCAAGTTGATTGAAGGAGAGGTGATTGATGAGCCCGTATAAAGATGCAGAGAAAAGAAAGCAGGCGGCTAAAGACTCAATGGCTAAGAAGCGTAAGGGGTTAACATCAGGGGTTAACAAAGTAGAGGGGTCAACATCCAAAATAGCAGGGGTTAACATCCCACCCGAACACCCCATAATGAAGTATCTTATAGAGCCTGCACTAAGGTTGAAGATGGAAGCGGTGGTCCAGTCATTAAAGAATCACAAGCAGTTAGAGAACGTATCATTAGGGTACTGCGAGAATTCCATACCGTTAGATGTAGCGGGTGATTTATTGGATGCTACGGGGAGATAGCCGGGCATGACTAAGCAGAAAGAGATAAGGGAAGAACTAGCACAGATTGAACGAGTTGCTTATGATGAGGAGGGGTGGCATAGTGCTTTGGCGATGGCTGATGTAGTTCTTGAGTATCTCCACTCTCAAGGGGTAGTAATAAAGACAGGGTATGACCAGAACTTTGATATAGTGACCGAATCATTAGTGGGGGAACAGGTAGAGGGCGAATGACAACAGCGACTCAAATTCGCACCACAAGGATATACACAGAGACTTTAGAGGCATGGGTTGATGGTAAGAGAAGGTTATTACATGAGGGAGGGACATCTTCTAGTAAAACATGGTCGGTCCTTCAAGCACTAATATTCATAGCACAGGAAGCCAGAGAGCCTTTACTAATCTCGGTAGTGAGCGAGTCGTTGCCTCATCTTAAACGTGGTGCGGTCAGGGACTTCTTTAACATCTTAGGTGAGTCTCCGGACAATAACCCAAATTATAACAAGTCTGAGAATGTATATAGAGACCCCCATTGGAAGGGAGTTATTGAGTTCTTTGGAGCTGATGATTCGGGAAAGGTAAGAGGGCCTCGGCGTGACATCCTCTTTATGAATGAAGGGAACAACATACCCTGGGAGACGGCTAGAGGTCTGGACATACGTACATCCAGATTTACTATAGTTGACTGGAATCCTGTTAGTGAGTTTTGGGCACATGAGTATTGGAAAGACCAATCTGAAAATGCCTACGTTCACTCTACCTATCTTGACGCTAAAGATGTAATACCTCCTCAGTTAGTTATAGACATTGAGTCGTACAGAGATAAGGACCCTAATTGGTGGAACATATACGGACTTGGATTACTCGGTAAGATAGAAGGATTGGTGCATCCCTACTTTGAACAGGTGGATGAGTTACCCAAAGGGGATTACTTCTTTGGGCTGGACTTTGGTTTTACTGGAGACCCTGCTGTATTAACCAAGCATGTTATTGTAGATGATGCCTTATACTCTCAGGAGTTAATTTATGAGACAGGGCTAACCAATGATGAGATATGCCGTAAGATGGACTTACTCAAGGTCAGGGAAAACTACGACGAAATATGGGCAGACAGTGCCGAGCCTAAGAGTATAGAAGAGATAAGCCTCAAGGGATATAACATCAAGCCATGTGAGAAGGGCAAAGGGTCTGTAGAATACGGGATACAGAAGGTCAACCAGTACAGGCAGCATTGGACCAAGGACTCAGTAAACTGCATTAAAGAACAAAGGAACTTCAGGTATATAACTGATAAAGATGGCAGGTTCACAGAGAAGACAACACATAAATGGTCACATGGCATGGACTCAAGAAGGTATGGGGTAAGTTCTCATATTCACAGGGTAGGTGGTAACAGCAGGTCAGTGCCGTTTGTTTTAGGTTAAGGAGAAGCATATGCCTTTAGCGTTTGAGAAGTGCGTAAAGAATGGCGGCAGGGTAAGGACCAAGAAGCTATCGGGTAATAGATACATGCATATATGCTTCAAAGATGGCAAGTCATACTCCGGTGAAATCAAGGAAAAGAAGAGCGGGGCTTTCTTAAACAAGGAGTAATTATGATAGAAGATGCTGTAAAAGAATTAGCGACTTTAGATACTCTCAAGACACGCAGGAAATCACTTACAGACCGCATGGATAAGGACTATGGTTACTTCAGGGGCGACCTGTTTGAGATGCCTAAGGAAGAGGGTGTGTGGGAGGCTGTGACATCAAACCGTGCTCAGTCAGATGGATGGAGGATAATCAACTCCCTAGGTAGCTCTATGAGGTCTATCTTCAATGAGGCGGAGAAAGAGGGCAGGGCAGATAGGGAGAAACTTAATTTTAATGAGTTACTAGTCAACGGTATGTTGTTCAGTGCGGAGAGATTACGGGCCGGTAAACCTAACACTCCCAAGTTACAGAGTGAGGCGGCTTTTTACAGAGTTGTTAGAGGGTGGGGTGCTTACAGGTTAGAAGTCAGAGAGGATGATGACAATCCATATCTTGACTTAGCGATATGGGATTTTAGAAATGTCCACTATATAGAAGGGCATACTGGCTTACTGAAAGTTTACAATGAACGCAGCATATCGGAAGAGCAGGCTAAAGAGGAATACGAAGGGTGGGAAGGTCATGCTGAGTCTAAAGATGAAGGTATGGTCAAGATTGTAGATGTATGGGGGTTTAAGAAAGGGAAGAAGAAAGTAGCACAGGAAGCCGTCATAATCAACAAAGAGTATTTCAAACCTCCCGAAGATGTGCAGATAGGTGGTAAGACCATAGACTACTTACCCATCAGGATAAAAGCAGGTGGGGCGATCCCCTTAATAATGGATGATAACACTGACAATATAAAGAAGGTCGGTGAGAGTTACTTAGTAAATAATAGGGACTTGTTAGAAACTGAAAGCAGGGCGATGACATACCACGTCTCCGCAGCTGGTGAAGAAGCCGGTGAACCCCTTATATTGGAATGGGACTCCACAAAAGGTGATATGCCTGTTGAGTGGAAAGCAGGGTTAAGGAATCCCAGGGGTAAGAAGATGGCGTTCCCGATGGATGTGGGGAAGGGGCAGAAGGTTGGTGAGTTACTGCCACAAGCTAAAGGGGCAAGGGTACAGTTAGCACTCGGCATGATACAGGAGAAGTTAAACACAGGCGGTCTTAATCCTATAGCATTTGGGCAGGGGAGCTCTGATGAGACAGCCTTTGGCGTAGATATCAGGAATAGAAACACAAGGGAAGCCATTGCGCCGTTCAAAGATGCCCTGGAAGAGGACTTCGTATGGATGGCACAGGAGATAACAAAGCAGTTCAAAAATGGTAGCTTCTCATCTGGTAAAGAGTTTAGCGGGTATAACTCAAAAGCACAATGGTTCTGCAAAAAGATTAAGGAAGCGGACATAGATGACGGCAAGATATTCAAGTGCAAGCTAATATCAGACGAACTCAGGGATAAGGCTGCTAACGTTGCGCTGGCTCTCCAATTAACGGAAGGTGGTTTACTACCCAAGAGGGAGATACTTGATAAATTCCAGCTATCCGATGACCCTGATAGTTCCATAGACGCACTGGCACAAGAGCAGGCAGACTTTGCCTTCGATACTCCGTTAATTAAAGGGTTCTGGGCTAAGATAGAAGATTATGCCAAGTCTCAAGGATTAAAAGAGAAGTTTGAACTGGAACATGCCTTCAGGAAGTTAGCCATGCTTGAGATGCAAAATCAACAGCAGATGCAGCAGGCTACGGGGGCTACACAACCACCGACAGAAGGTGGGCAGAACCCGGCATCGGTAAGTAACAGGGTAACAGCTAGAAGGGCGCAACCTAACGCTCCGAGTCCAGTGAGGTAAATATGACATATGACGCATGGTTTGAACCAGGATATACACCTGAAGTAGTCCTTCCCCCAACTACTCAACAAGTTACTCAGCCAACCAATAATAACTTTCTTTCGGAAGAGTTAGGTAAGGCGTGGGGGAAAGGTGCCAGGCCGGATACTAAAGAAGGTGCGGAGTATATCCTTTCATATCTTGATAAGTACGGGCGGGCTCCATCCCCACGGGAAGTAGCTGATTTCAAGCAGGGATTAGGGGAGTCAGGTGTAAACCTCAACTATCTACCAGGTAGTGATATGGGGCAGCTCGGTTTCAAGACATACGAAGACTGGCATAATGCACGTCAGTTCAATGAGTCTTTCGGCCCTTATGTTGGAGAGGGTTATGGCGGTAATGTACCTATGGGTGGCGTAGTTACTACAGATGAGTTTGGTCAGCCCTATGTGAGATATATGGACACATCTCAAGGGTTTGCGCAAAGGGATATCGGGAGAGGTAGGTATATTCAACCTCCACAGGGCATAACGCCATATCAACTCAGCCAAGCTGGATTAGAGGGGGCACCATCAGGTATAGGTGCATACCCGCAGACAGAAGGTGGGCAGATAGACCCATCCCAGTATTACAGACAGCCCGGGAAACCTTTTGAGCCAACGATGGAAGGGGTTTTAGGTACATTCAGCCCAGTCCAAGTGTATCAGGCAAGGCTTGAGGACTTTCTCAGAGCAGGCATTGAACGGTCGGCCCCTCAAATACAGGCATTAAAAGACCAAGAAGCAGATGAGATGGCTAAGTTGGAAAAGCAGAGATTATCAGGACAGATAACTCAGCAGGAATACAACATACAGGCTATGGGAGTAAAAGAACAGATACAGCGGGCTATAGATACATCGGGTTTGATGACTCCAGAGGAGGCGCAGGCTTTAGTAGAAGAGGCACAGGGATTAATAGACAAAGGCACTTCAGCCGAGCAGTTACCATTATTTGCAGAAAGCCAGTCCAGTGAAGGTAAATCTGTAATGGGATTGTATAATCAGGGTGTGGGTACATCTCAACAGCAGTTTGAGCAGGCGCAACCTCCGACATTTGGCGGGTACGATAAACCAGGGACCCCACCAGTAGAAACAGGGACAGAAGAGAGGGATTACTACAGTTTAGTTCAAGGGTTAGGATTAGCTGTTGAGGTTGAACAATATATGATGGGCAGGTATTACGAGTTCTGGACACAATGGAAGAATACGGGGCCGAGTATGCCTTTCTTAGACTGGTTACAGATACAGATGGGAGGATAATATGGCAGACTTTTTAAGCGGATTTGCAGAGACACAGCCAAGGGGTATATTCGCTAACGTGCTAACTAAGCAGAGGAAGCCTGTACAGGACTTCTTTGCCAATCGGTTCAACGACCTGTATAACGAATACTTAGGTCAGCTAGAGGCTAATCCTATGCAAGGCTTCGGCGGGTTTCTCGGTGGTCAGAATATGCAAAACAGGTTAATGACATACTCCCCACAGCAGAGAGGCGACTACTCTGCCCAGACTCTTACTCCCAGACTAAGATTTCTGCCGTATTAGGATGAACATATCAATATTGAAGTTCAAAACTCCGAATCCATCCTTTTATATCCTGAGAACAAAGTACAAGAGATTAGTCTATTACTATGTATTCAACCTTAATTAAAGAGGTATAAATGGCATTCAGCTTTCTACCACCACAATTAAAACAGAGACCTGTCCAACCGCAGGAAGAGACTGAGGATAAAGGGTTTGAGAGGTTTCTGCTGGATAAGTTCAAGGGCTTTCAAGAGCCAGAGATGCCATCTGCGAGTGATAAGGTTACCGCGCCCTATACCCCTGAATTAGCACAGAAAGCACAACAAGAACGCCTTTATAGACTACTCCATTCACCTGAAGGATTGCCTGTTTCTCAATGGGAGAACTTGCCACCTCAAACGCAGACAGGACTATTAGATAAAGACGAGAACGTTAGGCCCGCACCTCAGTTTGTTGAAGGTCAAGCGGTAGAAGGTGATAGGGTAGTAGCTTTCAAAGGTAAGGAAGAACCCTTCCAACTAAGAGATATACCAGCCTATAAACAGGCTGAGGATATTGCCGTAGGTGCGGCGACAGCACCTCTCTTTGAAGTCGGAGGCGTAGGTATCAGCGTATCCGATATTTCTGCACTCGGTTTAATAACTTATGGCGCATATCAGGGAGGTAGAGCACTTGTCCAGCTTTTTAAGGGTATAGGCGACCCACGACTGAGGTTAGCTACTGTTAAGGGTTTTGATAAGTGGATAGCTGAGAGAAGCCGTGGCATACCCCCAGCAAAGTTCAAGACAGCCCAGGACATACTTTATAATATGATAGCCAAGAACCGAACCGCAGTTCAAGAGCAGGCGACCAATAGTATGCTTGCCAGAATGAAGCGTGGGGTTAATGCAACGAAGGCAGCACAAGAAGCTGTAGAAGAAGCACTCCAGAACTTTGAGACTACACTGCTGCCCAAGATAACAGTATCCAATACGGCAGTACCAGGCCAGTCAATGACCCTATCCGAGATACTAACAGGGATAACTAGCAAAGTACCCCCCTCAGTCCAAGCAGTACAGGGTGTTAAGGCAGAACTGACACCATTACCACAAGAATTGAAAGGATTGGTGGATAATGCAAAGAATCTGTCCAAAGATGAATTTATCGCACAATATCAAGCGGGACTTTCAGAACAAAACTTAACTCGTAGGGAAACTGCACAAAAGATAGATGCTTATATAAAGCGAACCCTAAAAATCACACTTGAGGAATTCTATGATACCTATGTTAAACCCGTCGATTTCGACGGGTTTAGAAAACCCACAGCACCTAAACCTATTACCCCAGAGGTTACACCTACTGAAGCACCTGTTGGGGAAGTTGCTAAACAAAGTATTGATGAGATAATGTCGGCAAAATACCCGCAGGTTAATGCCTTTGTCTCTGAATCTAGAATAAGTGATAGCATCAAACTTCATACCATAGAAGTTCCTAAAGGACAGCGCAGGAAAGGGATAGGAACTGCTTACATGGAGGACTTGATTGCCTATGCCGATGAAGCGGGTAAAACCATAACACTTTCTACTGGTGGCAGAACAGGTGATATTGCAAAAACTAAGTTGATAGCCTTCTATAAAAACTTAGGATTTGTTGAGAATAAAGGTCGTAAAAAAGATTATCGCATAAGCGATACTATGTATAGGAGACCCACCCAACCCACTCCCACAGCCCCTCAGATAAGCAAGAAAGCCCCTGAAGCAGTAAGTCAGGGTATTGCGCCAAGTGAGCCGCTGACATCCAAAGGGAACAAGGCTCTCAGGCAACAGATTATGGCTACCATGAAAACTAAGGGGATACCTGCTACTCAATACAGGCAGATATTCAGGGAAAAGGGTGGTAGTAACTATTTAAGCCAGATAGGTGGCAAGGCATTAAACGATATTCTCAAGACAGCGCAAGCATCAAGGCCTGTCAGGATTAAACAAAAGAGTGTTATTAGACAGGGGACTGAGAACGCCATTAAATCCCTCAGACAATCTCTTATATCAGACGGTCAGATGTCTGAAGATTCCTACCAGGCTATCCTGAAGCACCAAAGGTTAAAGATAGATAAGTTTGTTAGCCCAGACAAGTTTATCACCGAATCAGAAGGGCGTGCGCTGCTCCGTGAGATGAACTATCAGGCTGAAGTCGGTCTGATGGGACAAGACATGGCCATTCAAAAAGCGTTGGATGCTAACCCTGCAATTAAAAGTGCCATTGATAAGGTGAATACCCGCATAGCTAAAGAAGGGATAGAAATCAATAGCAAGTCAGTCAAGGTATCCCCGCTATGGGATATGCGCTACTACACACAGAAATTACAAACCCGAACTGGTGGCAGATTTTATGACATTTGGCAGATGGCTAACTTAAAGCATCAAGCGAACCATACCAAGCAAGGGTTACTGATGAAGGAGGTCGAGAACTCCACCACCGCCTACAAAAAAATAGCCTCCGATGAAAAGGCTTTACAGAGAATCAGCGACTATATTGAGGCTAAGAACAAGTGGAGTAAGATTGTGTCTCCGGCTGATATTACTCAAGACGAGATTAAACTTGCGAACAAGATAGAGAGTGTATTACTCGGCTTTCAACCTACTGTCAGATACAACAGGTTCAAGAACTCTTACTCCAGAAATGGTGATAAGATAGACCGCATCATGGAGGACATCCCAGGTGCTCCCAGAGAGGATATTAAAGAGGCCATCAAAATATATGAATCCCAAGGCGATAAGGCACTCAGGGAATATCTTGAACCAAAGACGTGGGGTGTTATCCAATCAGGATATGAGCCTCATATCGCAGTCAATCCCAAATTGGTTACTTATAAGGTCAAGGAGACTGTGGTCGGCAAAGGGCATCTAAAGTCCAGGGAAGGAATTGAACTTACCAAAGGCGATAAGACAATCATAAACCGCACCTATTCTTATATCAGGCAGATGTTAAATCTTGAATTGGAACGCTATCTGGTTGAGATGGATAGGATTTATGGCGAGTCACTTCCTAAATTAGCAGACCCATACGCCACTAAAAAGCATCTTCAAATGGCCATGAACGAACTGAAGGGATATATCATGGATGATTCCCCAATGCTTTCTGCCATTACAAAAGTTGCTAGTTGGGGATATACGGCTGTCTTTCTTGCCCCTCATTTATCATTCAGAAACTTATTTCAGAACATGGCCTTTCACCCAGACAGAGAGGCTTTACTTAATCCAGCTAATCACAAATTAACCAATGAGGAGAAACTATACTTCCACACCTACGTTAGCCAGCAGACTAATGTAGCAAAGGACTTACTACTGCAAAGTGAATTAGGAAACAGCAGGGCTGCCAGATTTGCTCGCAAGATTACTTACTATGGATATTCTGATGAAGTAAACAGGTGGGCTTCCTTCTGGGGTAGTTTGAATAAGGCACATAGGGCTCTACGGAGTTATAAGAAAACAGGAGATATTCCCAATTTCATCAATGGCTCAGGACTTAATGATGTAACCAACATCCAACGAAAAGAAGCCTTACAATTACTGGCACAGGATAAAGTAACGGTTGAAGGTATTGGGGAAGTAAGCGGAGAACAAGCCTCAATTCTTTATATTGCCCGGGAAGTAACCAACAATACTCACTTCCTTTATGAGAGGGCACAGAGGGCACCTGTGGAGATGGGGTTGACTGGAAGAACTGTTGGCAGTCTACTTGTTTTTGGTAGGAGTGTAGGGCAGAGGATGTTTAATCAGGTCAACACTATGTCGGCGGGAAGTAAGGCGACATCATCACAGAAATTAAGGGCAAGTAAAATCCTCTTCGGTATGATTGTCTTTGGGCTCATTGCAGGCGAACTCTATAAAGATATTACAGGGAAGGGAACCCCGATATGGAAAGGTGAAACACCTGGGGAAAGGGCTAAATTCCTATTGGAGAACAATCCTTATAACCCCCTCAATGTTTTGACGTGGACACCTGGCGGATTAGCAATCGGTGTTGTCCAAGATATAGGCAATGTTACGAGACTTCTATTTCAGGCTGCGCAGGGTTCTACCTTTGCAATGAGTGAACTTACTATCGCTTTACCAAGACTGGGAGATGTGATAGTCCCCTTCTATGGCACGCTGATGAATATACTTGAATCTGCCACTGACACTCAATATATAGACCGCAAGGCATTAAGAGATTTGAGGGCTAAGTTTGATAAAGATTATATGCCTAATGAAGAATTCTACATTAAGGAACGTGGGATTATCGGTCAAATACAGCACGCCTTATTTAGTGGGGATCAACCTGAACCTTCAGACATTGAAAAGGCGGTAAGCAGTATAGACGAGGCTCTTCCTAAGATTGGCAAAGATGATACAGAGGCAAAGCAAAAAGCCATAGACGGGGCAAAGACTTCTAATGAAGTTACTAAGGCACAAGAGGCAGAATATACTTATACCATGACAGATTTAGGTTCTGATATAAGGAGAGCGGTTGGTAGTTTAGATGCCAACAATATAACTGAGGAAAATGGCTTCAGCCCTATTGTTAATGAATATCTGGAATCTGTGCCATTGATAGATGAATACTTTGACCAGATGGCAGATGATAGGTGGGAATTCAGGGAAGATAATCCGAGAACAGAGGCAATCTTAGTCATTTGGAGAGGCTATATGAAGATGTCCACTCCTGAATGTCGTGCTATCGTGCTTGATTTTCAACAGAGATATAAAATCCCCGACACAGCTATAGCAGCGCTGGCAGAACCAATACCAGAATCAACCTATACGCCCTATGTCCCTGCTTACAGGCCGGAGACACCAACTCAGAAACCAGCTGAATTCAGAGGATTTGGTGTACCTGAAACTGATAGATTCGGAAGAGAGAAAGAGCCAGCCTTTACAGGCTTCAGGAAATAAAAATCAGGAGGTACAACTTAACATGGAAAACGAGACGGAGACTACTACTGCCGAAGTGGAGGAGAATGAGACGGAAGTTTCCACCCCTTCACCGGAAGACAAGGAATCTTCAAACGACACCACAGAACCAGAGAAGGAAACTGAAACAACTACAGAACCAGAGAAGGCCGAACCCGAAGAGACATTTGAGCAGAAGGTTGACAGGTTAGCTACTTCCAAAGCTGATAAATCACTCAAGACGTATCAGAAAAAGCTGGCTGACCTTGAGGCCGAGAAAGCCGAACTAACCGCCCAAGTAACTGAAAAGACGTGGGACAGGAACATGAAAGACCTGTTTGACGAGGAATCAGAGAGTTTAGGAGAGGATGTCGCCAAGAAAAGAAAGGCAGACAGGGAAAAGGTCAAGACTCAGGTTTTGGAGTTCCAGAAGAATGGAGCTTATGTTGAGAAGACTAAACCCGTTCTTGAGGCAAAGGAAGCTTCTTTGAATGTTGTGGAGAGAAATCAGGGTGTAAGAGAACGACTCTGGGGACTGTTCTTCCCCGATGATAAGAGAAACCTTACCGCTTATAACGAGGCAGTCAAGAAGTTCGATAAGACTAATGATTGGGATGAGGTTGATATTATCTTTGAAGGGATTAAGGAGAGTTTCAGGGTTAAATCTACCCATAAACCGGACTCAGGGCAACAAGGTGGTGGAGGTGGAGACGACATTTCAAATCTCCCGATAGAACAGAGAGCAGATGCACTATTCAAACGGGCGGAGGAGAAAGCTAAAAAGAAATAGGAGGAAATAAACAATGACTACATTGGCACAGTATAAATATTTAGGAGCAGACCAAGATGTACGGATGGGAGTGGGCCTGACCCTGGTGAAGACCTCGCCGTGGTTTCGTGACTTACCCTTCGTAGAACTAGCGCATAACGACATCTCCAGATACAAGATGGAGGTAACTGACGGAGGTGCCAGCGTTCATAGTGTTGGGGATACATGGTCAACCGTCAACCCGACATGGGAATACAGGGAAGCGCAACTGGCAATTCTCGGAGACAACATCGACACAGATGCCTTCGGTGAGTTCGCGTCAGGTTCGGAAAGCGCAGCGACTTTGGCTATCAAACTGAAGACTAAGGGTGTAAGCCAGACATTCGATAAACTCGCTATCTACGGACGCACCACATCCACGGCTTCGCTTTCCAACTCAGCCAACTTCAAGGGGCTTTTACGGCTCATTGCTGAAGCTGAATCCAGCACTACTACCGACCTTGACGGCTGGCTCTATACCGGCGATGACAGTGCAGCCCACAACCCACAGGTTCTAATGGCTGCGTCTGGAGCATCAGCAACCTTTGTCTTAGCGATGTTCCATGCGCTGGCTGACACCGTGGATGGGGCGACTCATCTCATAATGAGTAAACTGGTAAGGCGCAAACTGAACACACTTGCCGAGGCTGCTGGGCAGAACCTAGTACACGACAAAGACCAACTGGGTTATCCCGTAACCAAATTCGGTGAGCAAACAGTTATGATTGACGAGCAGATAAAGAACAACATGCAGGACTCGTCAACCCTCGTTACCGCAATCGCATCCTACGACTATGACAAGGTGATAACCACAGATAGTGGGGACACCTGCCCAGTATTCGCTGTAAGGATGGGAGAGGATGGACTGTGCGGTATCAACGGCGTGGGAATGATTCAGGTGGAAGACCTCGGCATACTGGAAGGCAAGGATGCCAAAGGTAAGAGGCTGAAGTTCTACTGCGGTTTGAGACTCACCAACAAAACGGCTGCCGCAGTTCTGTTGAACGGCAACTAGGCAAATTAAAGTGAATAAGGAGGATAAATACAATGGTAAGTGGAATTCAAGCATTTAGACACACAGTATACAATGATAGCGGTTACGTTCTTATGTATCCCAGTATCGGGGATTCGCCGGAACTGCTGCAAGGTTATCCGGTAGACCACCTTGCGGAGAGTGCTACCCAACTCTTCCCTCTCGGCACTAAACTAATTCAGGGGGAAAGGGTGTGGAGGTACTGCAAGAACTCGGCGGCTGCCCTGACGATAGTAGGGTCGCCAATACAGTCTGCTGCTAGCGTTCATTCTGACATAGATGAAGACCTCGTGGTCGCGGCATCCTCGGGAGAAGCCTATGCTATCGGTTCTTACGACATCACCCTGACTAACACCACAAATACCGATGCAGCTCCCTGGACAACTGCCAATGGTGGTAAAGACGGTTACGTCTACGTCAATGGTGGGACTGGGATTGGCCAGTGTCGCAAGATTAAGAGCCATGAGGCTGCTACTGACTCAGCGGTTATGAAAATCACCTGCTACGAACCGTGGAATGTCGCCCCTGTTGCGGCGAGTACGGAGTGCGGTCTTGTTCAGAACCCCTATGCTAACGTGGTTGTTTCTGGTGCTGACGTTACCAACCAGACACCCATCGGGGTAAACCCGATTGCGGTTACTGCCAGCTACTACTTCTGGGCGCAGTCCGGTGGGCCTGCTGCGGTTGTATGCCATGCCGCAATAGCCTACGGGACATATGCTGTCACAGGCACGACTGCTGGACAGATTGACCCGGCCGCCGCAGTTACAACCGAGTACGTTGTCGGTTACATGATGACTGCCGGTATCAAGGCTTCCGACCATGCAATGGTATTCCTACTGCTCGACAGATAGATAAAACAAAGTGGGAGGGTGGGATTTTCCTGCTCTCCCACTCTTGAAAGGAGATATATATGGACCCAAGAATGAGACACCTTCTCCTACCCAGAGATGGTGGGATTTCACATGGGATGAGGAACTTGGACAATTCTATTGACCTTGACCCGACAGAGTTACCAATCGCTAATTGTATGAGGCATTTCTTCTGGGTTAAGTTCGTAGTCAATAAGGTAAAAGCACCACTCCAGAGAGCGATATTAAACTCTAAAAGGATTGCAGAAATTATACCCGCACTCATTTCATCGGCATCGTTACTAAGGGGGAAGTTCGGAGACATTACTAAAGACAAGACTTTCCAGCAGAACGCCCATTGTTTAATAGACCACAAGGCAAAGTTTCTAAGTTATATGAACAACAAGGGTCGCGCCCCTCTCTTCAGTGCTGCTTATGATATAGGAGCAGCCGAAGTTGAACATGACAACTGCTATCAGGAATGGCTCAACGTAGAGGTTGAGTTTATTATAGAGGACATATTATCAGGGAAGTGGATAGGGAGGGATGAAGGGACTCCTGCTAAGAAATTCTGGAATGAACCCGCCCCGTATGGCGGTAAATATAGCATCATATCCAAACTACAAAAGCACAGGGTAGAGATATTAAAACTCATAGAGGAGGACTAAATGGCTACATTGATACCCAATATTACAATATCTGAATTTCGTAAACTAAAGGCTAGTCAGATGAAGGAGCTGAAGTCATGCGAGGTTTACTCAGATGGGGAGTACCTGTTCACCTTCATCAACAGTAACAACGAGTATGTCAGGGTACAGTCCGAATATCTGGCACTAAAATCCAATACAATCGGTGGTAAAGATATAGAGGAGATATTAGATGCCGCTGTATTTGTTTAAATGCTCAAGGTGCGAAACTGAATTTGAGAAGGTAAAACCTATGGTGGAATGTGGCAAAGATGAGGCGTGCCCGAAGTGTGGGCAATCCTCACATCAAGTTCTTGTCCCACCTCACGTTCATTGGGGGTGGACATTAACCGAAGCCAGCCACCATAACGGCAACGATGACGAATTTATATCAAGGCGACCCAGCAACGAAGGGTTGATAAGGGCTTAATAAACAGGAGGTAAGGAAATGGATCACAAGAAGAAATTTGACGAATATGGGAGAGCAATAAAGCCAGTACCGGAATGGCTATTTGGGCAACCTTCGCTGGCATCAGCTAATAACGGGAGGGCTGGATGGATAAGGGGTGGGACATCACCACTTGACCAGAAAGGTTCTACCGGATGGTTAGCGGAATTGTATGGAGGGGTTCAGACCGCGTGGAATGACTGGGCAAGGTTGAGTGTCCCCGTTAATGAACTCCCACTAACAGACCTGAATGAATGTATGTGGTCTTACTATATGACCGAGACAGAGGCTTTTGGTATCAATACGGTTATCTTTGTCCACGACCCCACTGACTTTGACAAGAGGGCGGAGCTAACCCAACAGGCGGACATAGCTACTCTGGAGAAGGCTTCGGGGTGGAACGCTCACGAACTAAACAGAACTACAGACCAGTTCTACTTTTACGGTGAAGGCACTACCGGGACTAGCCTAACTGCTGGGCCACCCAACTATTATGGGATAGATGACTTTGCGGCAGACGCTTTATTCAAGAACTGGGTTATCTACCGCATTACCTTTGACAATGGCTGGCATACAGGGAGTAACGAGTTCAAGAGTGCCTATGTTGCAGATGTCAAGATTAACGATACGATGGTACCGCTTGGGCCCGTCAACGGAAAGCACAGAAAAACGGTTGTAATGAGTAAAACACTAGAGGCTGAAGGTGCATACGAAGCAGATGATGTTATCTCCGAGTCCGATACTAATGGGTCTGGGACAGACTGGGACTTTGACTTCGGTGGAACTGGATATATTGTTAAGGCAGTAGTCGCCCATGCTACTACAGCTATTGAACCGAGAATAGATATACAGTGTTACAGCCAACCCCCGACCTGTGAACTTGACGACCATGCCGCAGCTACTGGACCTATTACGGCAGACATACCCTACTTCTTGGGAGTGATAGAAGTCATGGCACTGAAAGACGCAGGGACATCTCACTCATACGCAGTAGTTACCACGAGCACAGTAGGTGGACTCCCCATAGAATTTGATGTGCCTGTAGTCTATGCTGTCACAGTAACCAGAACTGCCACTGACTTTGCAGATGATACCCTGTTGACCATAGCCCTAACAGCAGAAATGGAAGATTAGTGGAAACATACCGCCATAAAATGTTCAAAGGAGAAAAAAGGAACTTTATCATCAAGCACAAGGGTATCTTCGTAAAGGCTATTATCCTTTATGCCAAGATGATTCCCGAACCGACAAGGGATAATACCTCTTTATCTAATATACACCTGTTAATGGATTTGAGGGATGAGTTTCGTAAGCACGTAAATATTCCAGGCAGGATGGAGTTAATTGAAGCCCTGTTCAAAATAGGGATTTCAGAGTATGCCCATGATATAGTTTTCCAATTCTTTATTGACTTCATTGTGTATATGCTTAAAAAAAAAGACTGGGAACTCCCTATCAAGTGGGAATCGCCTTACTGGAAAACACTTATAGGGGCAAAGGAGAATAAACATGGTTAGTACACTTTTAAGATACCCTAAAACAATATGGAGTCACAACCCTATTCCAGGGGGGTGTCTTCTATATCTCCCATTATGGAACAACGGATTGTGGGGTTCAACGTTCAAATCAATAGACCCTTACGGACACGTTTGCACCAGAACTGGTGGCGTAATGAGTGGTGATGGTTTTACTGCCGATGGGGATGACTTTATCAATTGTGGAGCTTTATTTAATTCTCTCGCAACATTATGGATAAGTGTGTGGTTCAGATTTACTGCTACCTTTAACACTGGTGAGGGTGCGGCTCAATTCCTCTTCGGTAAAGTCGATGATGCCCAAAATTACTTTGATGCTAGGTTTGACAATACGGATGGCAAACTTAAATGGCGCAACGTTGTGCTTGCCGAGTCTAGGTTTGCTGTTGCATCTGCAGAAACATCTTGGGCTGCTGGTGTTTGGCAACATGCTCACTTCAGCTTATCGGCTGCCAATGGAGTAAGGATGATTGTTAATAATGGAACTGCTGTGACGAATGCAGATAAGCGTGCCATACCTGCTGATGGTGATTTTATCTTAGGCGATAGAACGGACCCTAGAACTGGTATAGGCTTGGAAGGCACAATAGGTGAAGTTATTGTTGGCACTAATAATTTAACCACCGCCGAAGAAGCATATATCTACAATCAGACAAAGGGGAGGCATTCATGAAATACAGAGTAAAAATAGACCAAAGTTTTGAAAATGAATCCGATGCACAAGCTTTAATGGACTTTGCTAGGGTGATGTCCTCAAGGGCAGTCAGTATAAACGAAGGGCTGGCAAATGAAGAGATTTCATATTGTGGAAAGCATCTCTGCGGGCATGACGAAGGAAAACCGTGTATAAACCATGAGAAGGAAGTGGTCTTGGACAAAAAGGTGGTGACTATTGTTTAAGAAATTAATAGAACGCATAGAAAAGAGGGAGGAGTTCTTTCGTAACGAGATGATAGATGCTCTTCAAAAAAGACAATGGGAACGATACGAATACCTTTTATCCTTATGGGGCTCTTAACAGCCCTCACGTTGACTACAGGGTGCTATTGAGTTATGCTGGGTAATGATGGTTCATACATTATTTCACATGGGTATACCCACGCATAATGGTCAAATTTATCTCTTGCCTTTTCACTCTTGTATTTCTTTCCACTAGTTGACACTTGGGCAGTTCTTACTTCTATACGCAGCAATTTACTATCTATCAAAACAGCCAAATCACAAGGGCAGTGAGGGCTTAATGCCCTAAACACATCATAGCCTTTACTCATTAAATCTATTGCTACACGGAGCTCCGACATAGCACCAGTCGTGCCAGTGTTTCTGCCTTTTAGCGTATCAGGATTTGCTAACTTGTATTGGGCTTGTTGAAAAGCCTTGTAACACTCATGGGAGCAATACTTAGATTTGAGACCTTCTATTTTTTTACCACATTGTACACATATCTTTTTCATAGCTATTTTTATAA